ATCAAAGGCTAAAGATGCTACAACTGCACCAGCACCGCCATTATTTGCTTGCGCAAAGGCTGCTTGCATTGCAGTATTGACATAGTTGACATTTGCTATAGCAACGTTTGCTTTATCAAAGGCATTTACTGCAATGCTATATGAAATATTTGTTTTTTCAATATAAGTTTGACCAGCAACAGGAATTACTCCATCGCCGTTACTTGTTCCTAACCATAAAGTATTTGATAAGTATGAATATCCTAATTCACCAGGATTTAGTGAAGATGGAATTCCAGATGTTGTGGATCTTCTTAATTGAATAATAGTATTTGCCATATTAGAAAATACCACCGTCTACGATAGGCAATTCTTTAATTATATATTTACCAGTTGCTGAATCATATACTAGAGTTTCATTGTTATCTGGACTAGATGCATCAACATCTAGTAATTGTGATAAAAGTTTATTCTGAGATCCTGCTGAACTTATAGCGACAGTACGAACAACATCTCTATTTGCTGCTCCTATTGAAACTCTTGTCGTTGGAACAGAATTGACAAGAACTTTAACAGCCATTATCGTGTTACTCCTGGTGTTACTGTAACTATACCTTCTAGAATTCTACTCTTCACGTTCGCAGGATCTTCTGTTTCAACATCAAAAAGATATCTACCAGGTTTTAAATTTGAAGTATTTGCAGCAGTCATTGTCATGGTAATTTCACCATTTACAGCATCAGTAATAGTACATGTTATGTTTGCAGATGCGTTCGTAGAATAGTAAGAACGACGCATTTGTGACGTGACTATATATCCTGACACGTTTACATAAGCATTAGTAACATCGTCTGTTAAGTTTAAAACATTGTTAAATGTTGTTCCCTGATCTATGTAAAGTTCTACATATGCAGCCATTTATTTTTTCTCTATTTTATCATTTAATTCTTTTATTGCTTCAATTAAAAGCGCGATAAGTTTTTCATATTTTACTGCTTTTATTCCATTATCTCTCGTTGCAACAACCTCAGGTAAAACTTTTTCAATTTCCTGTGCTATTACACCAACATCATGTTTACGAATAAAATATCCGTCTTCTCCACCTCTTTCGTTGATATAAGAATCTTTCCAATCAAATCCTACTCCACGAATGTTCATTACTTTATTCAATGCATTTGGAATGTTTTCAATATTAGTCTTGAGAGAAACGTCTGACGAATAATATGCAGTGATATCTGATGTGGCACGAATTTCTCCAACTGTACCAGATGGCGATGTTCCTACTCCTAATGATGCAAGAAGATATACATTGTTTGTTGTCAGAGTATTTGAAGAAGGATTAAACGTAAGTTGTGACGTTGATACGTTCAGACTGGATGCACTTCCTGAGATAGCATTTACAAAAGGAACATATCTTGTTGTGTCAATAACATCTGGTAATATTGCAACGCCAGAGTTTGCTTTTGTAAAAGCGGCTATGGCTACAGAATTGGCTCCAGTTCCCACTGCTGTATTTGCACCTGCTACTGTTGCACTAGTAAATGCATTAGCACCTGTACCGACAACAGTATTAGCACCAGATATTGTTGCTAGTAGATAAGTATTGGCGCCTGTACCAACTGCTGTATTAGCACCAGCTATTGTTGCTAGTAGATAAGTATTAGCTCCAGTTCCTACTGCACTGTTTGCACCAGCGATAGTAGCAGATGTAAATGCATTAGCTCCAGTTCCTACTGCTGTATTAGCTCCTGCTATGGTTGCTGATGTAAATGCATTTGCTCCAATACCTGTATTAAATGCTAGAACATTAGCGGAATTTGCTTTGTCAAAGGCTAATGATGCAATGATATTACCACTGTTAGCCTTATCAAAAGATGCGCCATCAGAAGTTTCAAGTTGATCTAACTTAATTATAATCTGATTTGTTCGCGTTCTCCAAACGTCCCATGTGTCTAAGGTACTTACATTTGCTAAGGCTGCCATGTTACTTTACTAGTCCTTTAAGAAGTTCTTTAATTTCAGATATATCGCTTTTCATTTTTGAAAGTTCATCTTCAACTTGATAAATTTTCATTTCTTTTGCTTTGCGATTTTTGTAGGCTTGGAGAGCATCATTATCTTTATTTATAATGAAGCCCTCTGGCGACTTGTATATTCCAGGATATTCAGTTTTCTGATCCATCATAGTACTCTCTCACACTTATAACCGGAACTAGGAGTATTTAGTAAAATTGTATAAATCACGCCTGTAATGCTATTGTTCTAAAGTCCGCTGCTTTTGGTACAATTGCAGGATTATTTGCTGATAGTCCAATCTTAATAGCAAATTGCTTGTATCCTGTAAATGTTGTACCATTATCTGTTGTGTATGTGATATATCCACCGTTATTTGCATATGCAGTTTTACCTACGGAACTGATATTAGCCGTAAAATAGAATCCATTTGATCTAATAACATTTGCCCATCCGCCAGAAATAGAATTTGCACTATATCCTGTTATATTCACTGTATATACTGATCCCTCAACTGCAATAACAGCACCATTATAGTTATTTGAAGAGATAGTATCACCGATAGAAATAGTATTACCACCTTGTATATCTATGAGTTTCAGTCTATCATAAGGTGTTCTTGGAAGACCTATCTGATATTCTATAAAATCTCCAGGATCAGCAAGCGATGAACGCCTAGTGTCATCAGCATATACTAGTTGTACCCATGGCTTAGATGAAATAGGTTCAACATCTTCTCCCTGACGGAACTTACCATATACATATATTTCTGTATCTGGTGGACGATATCCAGTCAAGATTACCTTGATATCTTCCGCATCCTGACCATCGGCTAGAGTTACAGTCTTTGAAATATATTTGTTCCTTAGTGCACCACCAGAAGTATTGATTTCATTTCTCGTATTATTATTAACAACATTACGAACATATATGCTATGTGTTCTGCCCATATCAATAACAGGTGACTGATATGAAGAAGTTGTTCCTAATGTAATACGAACATTATTTGATGGTGATCCTCCTAGCGTACTTATCTCTTGCGAACGAGAATAAATTCTCTTTTCATTTATGAAACTATAGTTTTGATTGTTATCAATTGGGAAATAATCACCAGTATTTGCCTTCATTTCAAATGTGCAAGTAGACTTGCTGAAAGTTAACATACCCGCTTCAAAGTCAACTGTAGAATAATCAAGGTTTGCAATTGATGTAACATTTGCAGTTTTCCATGATGTCAGACCTATAATTGTATTTGTTAGACCATACTTTCCGTTTGATCCATATACAATCATAGTATTATTTGTTGTAGTTGCTTTGTAGTTACGAAGAACACCAGATCCTCTGTCAGCAATAGATGCAATATTTGCTGTTACACCAGTCGGTGCACCGTTTGATGCATATCTGATTGTTACACTTTCACCAACTACATATCTTGAGTTAGCAACAATATAAGTTGTGCCTGTGTTGGATATAACTGCTCCGTTTGCTCCGTTTGCACCAACTATCAGATCACCAGCATATATTGAACTTCCTGAAGGTGTTATTCCTGAAAGTGTTAATCTATCTGCTGTTGCAATAAATTCGCCGTAGTTTGTAAATTCACTTGATACGTTAGCAAGACTGAAAATTTCAATTGGATAGTTGCCAATAACAACTGTACCTGTAACTGCGGTATCAAAAACAGCGCGATAGAATGTAACTTTCAAGTCAACATTAGGAACAATATCCCAGTTTGTATCATTGTTTGTCATATACAAAGTACCGGTCTGTGAACGACTTGTTACTTTCTTGCCTGTTGTAACGTCAGTGTCACCTAGATTTGATACCCAGAAATACATATCTGGATTCTGTCCCATTGGATGCATTACCAATGCATACTGAGTGTTATTATATAAGAAAATAGGTGCTCTGAATGTTACGCGGTGAGGTGTAGATGCATCATCACTTGTAGTAATTTCATTAGGCAAGAAATAAGTATCACTGAATGGAATTGCATTCTTAGTAATGCCTCCTTCTGGACCCATTTCACGAATTTCTACCCAGAAACCAAGCGTGTCCGACTTGCTTGCAATATACAGGTCAAGACCTGTAATAAACAATCCTTCTTCACCATCAGGTGCTTTAGGAATGAATGAATAGGCCATACAACTTGAACTTCTTCTAATAGCAAAGAATTGTCTATTTGTAACGCCTGTCTTTGTGTCTTCAACTTCACGTTGTGCACGGAATGTTTGACGTGTCGTTAGAATTGTATCCTGCTTTTGCTGAATTAGTCCCTGAGAAGTAAATGAAGTTCTTGCATAAGATGTAGCGTCATCTTCGTTAGTTGGACTATCTGTTAGAACAACTTCTTTTGTACCAACTTTAAAGCGAGGTGCCCCCGCAGCAGCAGGTATAACTAGAGTTGCACTAATTTCACCATTTGCTGAAGATATTAATGGTGCTCCAGTATTTGAACGAGTAACTGTTGGCAACATGATTTGTGTTGTTGAACCATCAAAATCATATTGATTAGTTGTATATGAATAACTTAGTCTGCTATTTGCAGTGTAAGCATCATTTGTAGATGTCTTTAGATAATACACATAATTTGACATATTTGCACCGTCAAAAAATGTATAGAACCTTGTATTTGGTTTTAGACCAGCCGCATAGATTTGAATTTCTTGCGGTCTAATATATGGCTGCAACTTAACATCTACAACGCGAGAACCTAAATCAGTCTTTTGTTCGTTTGTTTGTAGATAATAGTTTGTTCCAGTTCTATCATATTTTTCATTAGTTTCTAGTGTCGCTGAACCATATACCTGAGCATAAACTTGTGCAACAGTATCTATGCCCCAGTTAAAGTTTTGCCATGTTTGCCACCAGCTGTTACCGACCAAATCATTAACAACACCAGTATCTGAAACTGTTGCTAGAAGTTTACCAGCAGGACCATAGATATTGTATCCTGTGATGGACTTCTGCCAAGAATTCCAATCTGTAGTTAGAGGTCCGCCATCATAATTATTTGCAGATATGAGTGCGTCATTTGTTCTGCCTTCAGGTGGGAAGGTTGTGTCTACCCAGAAGTCTTGATCAGGGCTTAGATTGATTAGACCAATATACTTATAAACATTAGTTTCCATATTTCGGAAGGTTGTCGCATATGATTGCGTAATAAATGCTTCTTCAGTATATGGTAGAGTGATTAAATCGCCTGTCTTTGAAATAACAGCATTTGTATTTGACAGAATTTTATATGGAATTGAATCCATAGTATAGACTGTACGAATGCTCTTTTCTTGTTTATCCACTACTATACTATAGTCTGGATTATATGTAGCACCGAGAGAGTGATCATTAAATGTGTCAACAAATATACCATTTTTAAATCTGTCTAGACCATTTGAGTCCATAACCTTTAGATCAATTGCTGACTTTTCTAGAGTATTTAATGATACATAGTATTCAAGATTTTCTACTCTTTGCTTAATTATTCCAATATCTCTCATTGTTTGACGAACAATTGCAGTCTTGGCAATACCACATGCAAGATCAGAACGACCAATTGACTTACCGTAGATAGGAGCAAGTGAAGGATATGGAGTAATATACAATGATGCTAGAGACATTGTATTGTCAGGTGCAACTGGTGTTATAGGACCAACAGAAGGAATTCCTTTGACAACAAAGAAATTGTTATCTTTATCTACTACAACCAAATCTCTTCTTGGGACATAATAAGAATAATCATATTGTATTTGCTTAGAAGGAGCAACAAGTCTTAGTCCACTTGCTATGTAAGAGAATCCTGAAGATGCTGCTGGATCGCTGCTTGCGCCAGCTACTGTAGTTGAATATGTTGCAGTTGCCGCTTTTGCAGGTCTAAAGTCCAAATAATTTCTTAGATCATACTGTGCGCCGCTTATTGATGATCTATATATTGGAATATCTTGCGTCATGATTGAGGTTGAAGATACCGCTGAATCATTTATTGGATATGAATCAATTGAGAAATAACCAACACCAGCAGAAGTATCATGATAGAAATAATCAAGTTCAACTAATAGATAATCGCTAGATGTTAATGTAACACCTACTGGTGTAATCTTAGCATGATCGTATAGTTCATCTCTTTGACCATTATCAAATGTGAAATACTGAGTAACATTTGTACCTTGAGAACTTGTTGTAAATACTGAACTGTCTTTGCGAATTTGACGAATCTTATATACGTCAGCAAAACCTAAATTGAATGGTCCAGTTGTTCCTGATACAGCACAACTAATCTTTACAAACACATTTGGACGAAGTGTCTTGGCAATTTCTTTAGCGGAAGTACGAGCAACTACATATGATGCCGATACACTTCTTGTTGCTCCGAGAGTTTCTTTCAGATCAATATTTAATGTACTTGCACCTTGCGTTACAGTTCTTGTTGCACCAGCATCTACTCCAACACCATTAAGATTGATGATATCGCCAATCTTATATACCTTAAATATGCTGTTTCCTGAGAATACGCCAGGAAGTGTTTTATCAACTGTAAGAGTTGTGTTATTTGCAATTGTTGCAACTGTATATAGAGAAGTGTTTCCAGAAAACTGAATTTTGTCACCTAGATTTAGTCTAGTAAATGAAGTTCCAGATCCATTAACAGTGGTGCCAGAAGCAACACCAGTTACAGTACCACTCATAGAAATATTAAATGCTTCATTTAGTGTTACTATAATTTCTGTCTTCTGTGTAGAATCTAGAGTTGCACCAGTTCCGTAAGGGAATATTTCTCCTGCACCACCTGTAATTGGAATAGAGAAAAAGCCATTAGATGCTGCTGTATATGAACTGCCTGTCTTAAAATAAAATGAAGTATCTACAGTCAGGTCATCTGTTGAACGAATTTTTCTGGTTGATGATGATCCTGTGTAGTATAGTAATGTCTTAGTGGAATCATTCAACATTGTGATTCCACCAAGATCAGATATAACGTCAGCACCAAAGTCTGCTGTTGATGCATTATCCAGATATACGCTCTTGACAGAAGAGAATGAATTACTTCCTGTCATTTGAATGTCAAATAGATATAGTTTATATGATCCTAGTGCAGTGCCAGGTGTGCCGCTATTGTATATCAAATGCTTAACGCGAGCCGTTCCTATCTGATTACCTGTTTGCGCACCAGAAAATGTTCCGTTACTAATACGGCCCTGAATGGTATCATATAGTCCAACTTGAGTACCAAAATCATGAGATAAGTCACCAACAACTTCTTTAATGTTGATATAATTACCTTCAGAAGATGCTGTGATCTGACTGTTTACGTTTTGATATGTATTTGCTTTAGGTGTTGTAATCCATGTCGGAACGAGTTTTCCTACAGGATATCCCTTAACATATCCTTCACCTGCCTCAATTCCGATTGAAAGTAAAGAACTGCTACCAGTTGTGCTATAACCGTAATTATTACCGGTATCTAGATTTTCGCGAATAGTAACATCCATACCATTTACATAATAATCTCCCGACTCGTCTGATGTTCTTTTTGCAAGAGTGTCAAGGAGAATTGAATATTGCGACTTTTCAAATAAAGTTTGAACGACACCTTCTTTAATTGAGAATAGAGCAACATAATCTGGAGGTCCAACTGATGCACCATAATCAAGTCTAGAAAGTGTAGGTGTTAGTTTGAATCTGTCTGCGCCTGGAGCAGAATAGTTTGACGCTTCCAAAGCAGGATCAAGCAGACTTTGATCTTGAATATAATTAATTATGTCTTCAGATATCATAAATCCAACTTGACATGATGGATTTGTGCTGTATCGCTCAAGAACAACTGTCTGAGTTGGGAAAGAAATGAAATGATTTTTTGCAAAGAACACGCCTTGTGTAATAGTAAAGACTGAACCTTTACCAGTTGCACTAGAACTTAATGTTATAAGAGATAGTGGAGTAGCATCGTCTGTTAATAGAACTTCACCATTTGAAAATGTTTTTACTGTACCTGTAGATGCATCAGAGTTATTATAACTGACAAATATCGTCTTAGTGTTTGTGGAACTTTCGCTGCCATCTTCTACAAGAAATATTGTAGCCTTTAGGCCTGAAGTTTGACCAGTAACAACTTTTCCATTGTAATTTGAGATAGTTACAGGATTGCTGTTTTGGTCTACGTCTCTAACTTTTACATAGTCAACGTTGGTATTAATATCAAATCTACCAGGAAGAACTATGCTGCCTTCCACAAAAACGTGCTTACCAAAACTACTAATCTGGTTCTGCAATATTGACTGTAATTGAGTAAGTTCGCGCGCTTGAACTGCATATCCTGGCTTGAAGAGAATACGATAAAAATTCTTTGAAGAATCGTAGTCATCATAATATGGTGTTACATTGAAATCTGTTGTCAACGTTGATGCATTTGACGTATTTGCCATCTTTTAAAATTTCCCTTTTAGAATTTCAATACTATTTTAAAATCTTCAGTCTGATCTGATGATCTAGTTATAGGAACAAAATTATCTACATATAATATTTGCCCACTATAAGATTTTACTTGTTTTTGAGTCACTGAAGAAACGTATCTGGAAGTAAAACTGTTAGAACCAAACAATGCACCAGCAGTTGGAGTTCCTTCTGTATTTATAACAATTGCTTTACCATTTGCACTATCCCAGGACACAATTCTACCGCTAAATGTTGCTGTTGATGGTGAACCGCCTTGATATGCTAGTTCGTCCTCATTGTAATTGCCTGTGCCTAATAGTGTTAATGTATATCCTTGAACAAATCTAACATTACTCATTATATTAGATGTTGCTGTTACTACAGGATCTTTTAATATTGCAATCTGTCTAAAATCGTTAGTAGCAGGAAAATCAGAATCTTCTGTTCCAGAAAGAGATGCATTTAATATAAGATTACTTCCACCTAGTTCATATAGTGGATTATAACCATGTCCGCCAGGTGGTGAAATTATTGCTCTAGCATTTGCATCCGATCCTCCACCGCCCGTGATTGACACTGTAGCATAAGTGTATGCTGTGCCATAATTTGTTACAGTGATGTTTGAAACATTTCCGCTTGCAACATTTATTTTTGCAGTGGCGGCCGCCCCGCTGCCATCACCAGATATCGTTACAACGATATTAGAATTATTACTATAATTATTGCCAAAATTTGTCAAGATTATTGAATAAATTGCACCGTCTACGGTATTGTTTTGAGTTTGCCATTGTGTTGAACCGTCATCATTAGACAGTGTTTTTACTGGTATATAAGAACTTGTCATAAATCTGAGTTGATCTGCTGCGGACACGGAATACATATATTTCCATACATATCCATCAGAAGTTTGAACAAGATTTGTAGGAGTAACAGCAGTAGGTTCAACAGTTGAATTTGCACTATAATTGTTCGCGATGCACTTATACACATCATAGTTGCTGTTCATTACATAAAAATTAGTATTCCCATCATGAAGATTTGATGTCAAATGATCGTATGCAAAATACTTAGTATTGGCTGTCCAGTTAAATCTTGGTGCAACATGTGCCATATCAGAACTGAAAATTTTCTTGCCACCAATCATATTTTTCCAAATATCATATTCAGACGCAGCAGAATTGTTTGCCGCGTCAGGAGAAGCATCGTTTGACCAGCCAATTACTCTCCCATAAGTTAGATATAACTTGGTATTAGGAGTAGGTTCAGATACAGATTCTTTAAACTGTTCTGCTGAATTTATTCTCAAATTTATGAAGGCTGCGCTACTCATATATTCCTCTGAATTTATCTATATTTATACTAACTTACTAACGCGAACATTACCACTAGATTGCGCTAGTATGATAAGAGTATTTACGTTTGCTTTTTTACCCATAGGAAACTGGTGTAATGAATTGCTACCAGTACCGGCAGCAGTAATATATATCATTGTTTCATCAGCAGACACGCCCATTCCTGTAATGCCTGTCTCGCGATATACAAACGACGCAGAATTACTTAAAGTACTAAAGTTTGCTGTATTTACGTTCCATGCAACATCTAACTTAAATGTAGTTATTTTATCATTAGTTAAGCCGGATAGATATACTGTGTTTCCGCCGTAGTTAAAATCAAAACCACTAATCGCGCCTTCTATATTACCAATATATTTTTGTGTCTGTAGAGTCGCTGTTGCAATATTCCAATTTTCATTTAATGCATATTGATATATTGTATCATTTGTTGTGTCAGCGATATAAACTGAGTTTCCAGTAGGACTAACTTTAACAGCAACCTGATTAGGCACTGCCGTTAATTGAGGGACAAGATTATAACTATTGGCTGTATCTGTTAAAGTTGTGATGTCCCAATTCTTAGTCATTGCAAATTGATATATTCCTCTTCGCGTATTTCCACTAGTTCCGCCAACAAAATATACATATTTACCATCCCTACTGATATCAAATCCACGAGCAGTCTGTTCTCTATTTTCAACGAGATTTTGTGGTGATATATTAGAGAACCCAGCAAAGGAAGTAATGTCACCTGCTTTTGACATTCTATATTCATAGATAACATCTCTGGATGTGCCGTATAGATACAGTATTTTTCCATCAAATTCAGGATCTTTTCTAACATACACTTCTTGATATGATGATTCTAAGACTCCTAGTCCTGTAATATATACATTCATGGTCGCAGGAAGTCTATTTATTCCAGAGTTTATATAGAACGCATCGTTATTTTTTATAGCAGAAACTGTATATATACCGTTTGGTTGATATTCACTACCATAACTAATAGCACTATTAATGACGTTACCTGAAGTAAACTTTAGATATACTGTATTTCCTATTGATAAGCCGTGCGATGCAAAGTTTATTAGTGTATTTACGTTAGAGAAATATGTTCTTGTTGAAGTTGTTATTATTTCATCAGTTGTTGCTTCTGTTTTATAGACATAGGTTTCTTGATTATCTACACTTGTATGCTCACCAAACAGTTTCATTCCAGCAGGATGCACTAGGTCTTTCAAGGCTTTTCTATAGTCAGCAATTGACTTACCTACGCGAATAACATATGAATATGGCTGATAATAGTCGCGATCTTCTAGAAAATTATACGAACTTAAATGTCCATCATCATTTAACCATCTACCAGAATATTCAAACACACCTTCAATAATAGTTGCATTTGCAATGGCTGTACCATCACCTGATTGTGTCAAATTTATCGTTGGAATAAAAGTATATCCACTGCCTCTATTTGTTATGCTGATAGTTTCAATAGCACCAATAACACTGTTTGCAACTAGGAAGCTTCCACCAGTACCGAGAATATTTGTAACACTGATATTTGCGCCAGTTCCTGTACCTGAGACAACATTAGCAACAGGCAGATAATTTTGATCGTATCCAGTACCACCAACAGGATGACCGGTTATCGCGATAAATTCAACATTAGTAATTGATCCTGTGACATTAACCGTTCTTACGTTACCTAATGCGCCAACTCCGTAGCCGCCTATAATATTAATAAATTCAATCTTATCGCCTGCAACGTATCCAGCACCGCCGTTATTAATTCTCATTCTTCCTAGAATACCTAGAGACACTATAGATGTATTGCCCTGTATTGCAACTGTAGGAGTAGAAGTATATCCTGCACCAGGATTATTGATTCTAACGACACTTGCTGGGCCGACATTAGAAAACGAATATGAATTCAGACTATTTGCTATAGTTGTGTTAGCATTTGCTCTTTTTATAACTTGAATTGTTAAATCGTTCTGTGGCGAAGAATATGCTGGTGATATAAAAACAACATTTGAAATTATATTTGATGATGTAATTAAAACAGTGTTGCTAACACCACTAATCTGATTTGTGAGATTTAGTGAGTCAAATGTCTCAAAATATGTATTACTATTTGCTAACCATTGTGTTAGATTAATAGCAGAAAGCGATGTAAATGTGTTTGCAAAAAGATTAGATGTTATAGTATATTGAACTCTCAAATTCTGATAAGCAAAAGACTCATATATTCCATTAGATGTTGCGTTTGCGATTGGTGTATTTGCTTCTAGAGAGATAGTTTCAAAATATATATTATATGAATTCGGATGAACTGATCCGTCTTTTAGAACTATAGTAACTTCACCATTTGCTCCAGAACCACCACCACCAGTAATCAAGAGATAGTCATTTGCTTGATATCCAGCACCACCTTCTGTAATAACTATAGAAGATACATTACCTGTTGATACCTTAGAAACTATAGCAGTAGCACCAGTTCCAGTATTACTTTCTATAACTACAGGATCACCCACATCATATCCAGTTCCAGGATTAGATATGGTAATTGTATTGAGTATGCCACCAAAAACATTTGCAGTAATAGTGTATGTAGGAACTACAGTAGTTGAGCCGTTTGCGAAAGGTATACCGTCATAGTATGCATATATCTGCTCGCCATTTTCAAATGTGCCTACAATTCCGCTAACAGATATTTCAGAAATTAGAGTTCCTGCATCATAGAATTGATCAACTCGCTCACCTATTGCTGTAGCGCCAGAATTTGCACCATAAATTGCTTTGTTAACAAATTTTTCTAGTGCATATAGACTAATATTTGCAACGTTTGCAGCAACGACATCACTAACTCGGAGAGTTCTCTGTATATACCATTTACCATCCGAAGCGCGAAGAATGTCTTTTTTAGGATAATAAAATTCAACATCTTCTAAACCAAATAGAATTCTCAAAAGAAATTCTATAGACTTTTCTGTTCCTCTTGACAGATAGAAGTCTTTAATATGCTTCATAACTATTGATTTGTCTGCAAGCATATTAGTTGGAACAAGTTTCATATACTCGGCATATAACTTGTCCGCATACTGATCAAGTGTTCTGTCAATATCTTGATATGATCTAATATTCTTTGAAACTTCTACTGATTTTCCAGTTTGTTCTAGATATTCATAATATGATTCTAAGAAACGAACAAATGTCTGATGGTCGTTTCTAACAAAAAACGGTACTTGAGACGATACTAAGTTTGAAATTCTGTTATTGGTAGACATTACGCTTCAGCAATCATCTCTATTTGAATTGATTTGATATTATTTGGATCAATAAGAAGTATTCTGTTTCTGACAGGGAAAATAATTTCGTCCTCAGAAGGCGCAGAAACTGTCAGTACATTCTCTCCATAAAAATCATTCTGTATTGATCCTGTAGTACTTATTGAATTTAATACTATAGTTCCTGTACTATATGTAACTGTGCCAGCATTTTCATTGATTATATTTTTTTCACCAGAGGATGTTATGTAATATGAACGAATAGTTCCATAATCATTTTCAAGATTAACTGTGCCCGTTGCGTCAGTTCCGTCACCGCCTGTGATTGTGACTGTCGCAGTTGTATAGTTTACGCCTTTATTAGTAATATCAATTGAATAAAGTCTGCCGTTGACAATTCTTGCGACAGCAGTTGCTCCACTACCATCACCAGATATTGTTACTGTAGGAGCAGATGTATAGTTATAACCTGCATTTGTTATTGTGATAGAATTAATACCAGTAGGCGCATCTAGAATTTCTTCAAAATACGTTTCTCTTGAAATACCATTATTATCAAGTGAGTCTATTGCAGGATACGTCGTAATTTTGTGTTTGAAAGAACCCTTACTAATTGGCATATTGTAAGGAATTCTATAATTTTTAATATTGTTTGTATCCAGAACAACTCTTTTCTGAACATCTACATGTATGTCTGAACCTGTAATTGATGGATCACAAGCCTCAATATATGATTGCAATTTAGATTTGCGAAAAGTTGCACTAAACTTATTTAATTCATCATTGTTATAATCAGCAATTGCTGCCTTAACTAAAGTTAGAAGTTCATCTGCTGTTTTACTAGTTAACGATGGATTATATGTCACTCTACCAGAGATCAGAGCATATGTGTAGTCTGGATCAACAAATTCTGGAATAACAGTCACGACGTTTCTATTGCGAAGTAAACTTTGACTTATTCTGTCTTTTTCCAAATTAGAAAGAGCGTAGTTTTGCTTTGTTTTAAGCGACATAAAGACTTTACCATAGATTACAGGATCATTGTCTTCACCACCCCATACAATTGCAGAATCTATAATTGGAAAATCTCTAAGAATAATGCTTTCATAATCATCAACTGTTACTGCACGATTTTGAGTCTGATATGCATATGGTGCTCTAAATCTTACTTGCTCTATGGTTTCTCTATCTGAACCGCCGTATGACGCAGATACAGCACTAATAGATACGTTGTCGCGATATTTGCCACCAATCTTATCAATAAGACTAAATCTTGATATATTATTTGCTGGTGAAGAAACGATGTCCAAGTATGTGCATGTTATAATATTGCCTACTTTTGGCTTTTTTCCGATCACATCATCACCAAAATACAGCACAAATTCTTGGTCTTCATTTTCTTCCACAAAATATACAGTAGAATTTGCTGTGATATCAACCAGATTCTCATATTTTGTGTATGTTTTTGTATCAGTGTTTGCAGTAGATTCCTGAACAGTTATAACCAGTGTAGTTGTATCAACATTTGATGACGGTATTGTAAACTTACGCTTTGTATTTTGTGCATCCATCAAGAATTGAGTTGTTACGACCTCGCCCTGCTTAATGGAAACGTTAGCAAAACTAAAAGATCCATTGCTCTTTTCAACTGTTCTAGACTCATTCGCAACAAATGTATAGTTCACACCGTCAATATCTTGTGCAAGAAATCTAGTGTATTTGTCAAGTGTTGCAGAAGTTGATGTATTATCCTCAGCATTTGATGGTGTTGCTAGAATATTAATTACTGCTTGAGCCCCTAGTTTAGAATGTGGAATATATCCTATAGACTTAGCATGAGAAAGAATAGAAGACCTAATCTGTGCAGTGTCAAGAAACATTTCGTTTCCGACCATATTCAAATAAAATCCCATATAGTGAGTATTATACGCTAGAATATCTAGCAATACTGACATACCAGAACCCTCAAAATCAAAATCCTGAAATTCAGACTGACTTCTTAGATAGTTCTTTAGATTGTTTTTGATTGAATCAAAGTCAAGTTCTGTGACTCTGAGTGCTGTATTAGATGTTACTGCCATAAATTTTACCTAATTCTTTCCAGAAATATAGTAGTTATAAGTGGTTCTGGTCTGTTTAGAATGATATATTGTAGAGTCACATTATATCCATTATTGTCAAAATCAAATTCTACATTTAGTTCTGTCAGACTAATTCTGCGCTCATAGTTATTAATGACTTCTTTAATTGCATCTTTCAGCATATTTGCCGTAATATTATTGACTGGCGAAAAAAGTAATTTTAGAGCATTGGATCCAATGCCGTGTCTAAAGGGTTTTTCATAAAAATTAGACATAATAAGGTTGCGAACCGATCTCTTAATTGCATCGTCGCCAGTCTTTTTAACCACATCTCCTGTTGTAGGATGCGGTATAAAATCTAAATCTAGATCAGAATAATCTGGTTGTCTTGTTATTGTTGCCATATGCTTATTTATGCTTCCTGACTAGGAGTCTGAGGCTTAGTGGGTGTTATATCATTAGCGTCTTCAGAATCATTTGAATTCATCTTGATTGTGCTGCCGTCCATAGCAATTGAACCACCCTTAATTGATGTTTTTCCAGATGATGATATTGCAACTGGTCCACCTTTAGCCGCAATTGCAACAGCCTTGCTTCCTCCAACAAATGCTTTATCACTCTTAGATGTCAGTGATGCTGATCCAGTACCTGCTTGTAGTGATAGTGCGCCTTGTGCTTGGGTAGTTGAAGAACCTTCTATCTTTTTAGTTTCATTCTTTGCTTCTACATCTAAATTGCCACGAATTTTTTGATTCATATTTTTTGCAGTAATATTAAAATCACCCTTTGCTGTCATATTAATATTACCATTAATAGTCATATTATAGTCCTTAGCAACTCTCAATGAGGCTGCACCATCTACTACAATATCATGTGCACCAGTAATTTTCATACGATGTTCACCAAAGACAACATTATATTGACCGTTATGAGACGTAAATTGCACAGAGCCGTCTGGTCTAAACTGAAAAGCAGAGCCTGAGCGATGCTGCATGGTTACGCTTTCAGCACCTTTAGAATCATCAAATATCAGAGTATGACCTGATCTCGTTTTGTGCGACCAATAATTAGGATACTGACCTGCACCCGATTCTTGTCTGGGATCTTTTAAAGATGAAAACTGCTCAGGTGTTTCCGATGCTGGATTCGTATTATTATCAGCCATTAGTCTAAATCAGCAAAAGGACTTTTGCCGCCCCGTGTAAGTGCCTTTGTTATTGAATCCATTTTCTTTGCAATCTCCGATGTATTTAATTGTTCGCTTAGTAATTTTGCAATTGCTTGCGCTTCAGGAGGTATTCTATTTACCATACTTGATAGTGTCTGAGCAGATTTGCCAAAGAGATTCTCACCTGGATTAACACCTGGAAAACCACTAACCGACGATAGAAAAGAAGTTGCTAATTGCAACGCTGCTTTTGTTGCATCATCGTTAGCATAACCAATATTACCATCTGGAGATAATGTCTGGGTTACTGGTCCAAATGCGGTGTTAGCAATAAAGGTTGAAGAACTAAGTTTGTCTCTTCCATATAAACTTTCATCACATTGAAGTCTGCGCATGGAAGTAACAATATCAGAAAAATTAGTACACTGTTTCAATATTTTTTCAGCATTTTCCATATATGTTGCTTCGTCAACTCTATTATTTGTTGTAAATCCTCCGCCCTCTGACGATTCAATATTCTGAATCAAATTAGACATAGATTGCATACCATATGCAGTTTCTCTAGGCATAGATGCTGCGATTGATCTAAGCGTTCTGCTAGAAAATAGACCAAACATCTTACCTAGCGACATTGCGATACCTGGTAAATTTGCTGCAAGGTCTGGTGTCAGTATGCTATTAAACGCTTGTTTTGCAGTAGGTATATTTTGCAATTGTGGTATGATCATACCTGCCATTGGAAATAAAGCTGCGTGTGTAGGCAATCCTCTTAATATATCATGATTATGTTCTTGGCCTTTTTCCTGTATTTTTCTTATCTTTGCTCCATCGCGTGATGAATCCACAATATTTGGTGGAATATTTACGCGAACATTCTTAGTAAAATATTGCTGAATTGATTGCAATAAATCTATATTACCACCAATACGAGAGTCGCGATTATTAAAGTCGTTAGCAAGACCTATTATCTGACATTGATTTGATCCTGTGTCTTTTAGCGCAACAACTAATGAGCCAGGATCAATACCACCTGGTGTGCATTGCTGCGAGAATCTGTCAGGTGATCTTAACAATGGACTAAAGGCTAAATGCTGAACATTTACATCTTGTCCGTGTATGCCTGGGAAATACACGCGATAATTATTTGCCTGCATAGGGTCTGGATCATTAACATCACCACCAACGATGATGCCATATGCCATGCCAGAAGCCGCAGAGTTTTTAGGTAAAGACATGATTTAAACTTCTCCTGAACCAACTGTAGTAGAAACACAATCCATTACTGTAGTCGCAAGACCGCCTGGTAAAATGTGATGAAACATATGCAGTATTAAATAATCTCCTGAACCATATCTTAATATTGGTTTGGGCAGTGCGTCTTTATTATATAGATTAACACCAATTACCTTACCTGCATGTAGAATTGGATTAAAAGGAACTGTCAGTCTCAATGCTATTTTATCTTTTTCAAGCAAATTCATTCGCGCTTGTCTTTTCAATAGATATACCGAAGCATAGTCTGGGCAAGAATCTTGCTGCTGCGCTGAATTCATATTTGTAATTGCTGCTTTAAATACACCAGAACCAATTCCGCAGCCATACGAATCGTTTCCTAGCAAAGAAAAACTCTTTAACACAGGATTAAATAATGCTATGGAATTAATATCTCTACCACTTGAATTCACACCATTTAGAATGTCAGATAATAGATCAAAATCACAAGGGAATGAATACCTCATTATTGATGTTGGATCCAAGTAAGTTGTGTTTGTTTCGTTGTGAGTAAATTGCATGATAGGACGTTGCGCACATAGTCGCTTTAAAGACTTGAAATGATGAATTCCAACTGCTCTATTTTCATCATATGTCATATAATGCACAAAAGAAGGATCATCTCCGTCTAGTGCATAGTTTGCTTGCTGCGAGACAACTTGAAAAGGATGTATGTTTTCGGCTACATAGTCTCTAGCCGGCTCAGATTCTTGTATCTCAGCATAATTAACACCCGCACAATTTCTAAGAACATAACTTACAATGTCAGAAGGCGAAGTGCATTTCCATGATTTAGATACTAGAGTTTCCGCATCATTTAATTGAGACTGATCACATGCACGAATATAAAATCTTTCGTTATTATTATCTACCAAATGGCGTCCATCAACTCTATAGATTTTCTGATTTACAGACATGCTATATGACATACCCAAAAGTTTCAGGATTTCTTTTGAGACTTCAATTCTAAGCGTCTTACCTTTAAAATTATCCCAATTCTTTTCAGGTAGTCTATGGATAAAACTGTCTACCTTTACAGAGGTTTGCAAACCTGGTGTTAAAAGACTCTCGCCTAGAATAACTTCTTTAGGTGTAACTTCAAATAAATCTGACTCACTACCAGTATCTATACCTATAAAAACAGTCGCTAACTCTTTACCGTCACCTATCATATTATGCTAATCTCCTAACGAAAGATTGTGCTGAACTTTTTGTTAGCGACTGTAACTGGCTCATTATTTGAGCATAATATTCTGGCTTAATGATCTTTATCGTTCTCTTGCTTTCGTTCAGATTATATTCATAATCATAGCAACTGATAGCATCTCTCAATACTGT